AGATCAATGGCTGTTGCCCTTTCTGAGTTAAGAGAAGACGATAAAGAGTTTTTGATATACTCTGCTGGGCCAAACAATATTAATATGATGGCAATGGAATTTTCTAATCTTTCTGAAAGAGGAATGAAGTCAAGAGGAAAATCTATAAAACTATTTAAGGTTACTCCTCAGTGGCTAGAAGAAAATGTTGCAGAACTAGATCATTTGGCGTTTTTGTCTAACCCAAAAGAGCCAGTATCAAAGGTTGTTCACTCATCAAAACTAAATAATATAAATACAAACGTATATACATTTTAATTTTTATGTATATCTAAACTGTGCAAAGCACACAAACAGAACGGAACATAATGAAAATAGTTAATTCTTTAGAAACTATGGAATCTATAGTAAAGAACCATAGACAACTATCCTGGAATGGATGGACTGTAGTTGAGACTTTTCCATCAGAGAAAGCCTACTACTCTAAGTTTGGAGTTTATAAAAATAATAAGTGGCAGATGAAGAAAGAGTTTATTCCTTCTAGTCAAGGATGGGAAATTCCAGATAAGTATGTGATCTAAGTGAATAAGCATAAATGGAAAGACGATGCAGTCTGCTTAGACTATGACACAAACTTATTCTTTGACAAGTACGAAGAGGATGAACTTCTTAGGCCAGCAATAGATGCACTTTGTTCTGGATGCTCAGTTAGAAAAGACTGTTTTTCTGTTGGCATATCAGGAAAAGAGTGGGGCGTTTGGGGCGGAGTATACTTAGAAAATGGAGAAATATCTAAAGAGTTTTCAAGCCACAAGAGTAAAGATGACTGGGGAATGACATGGCAATCATTAACAATGGAGTAATATGTATACAGATTCAATGAAAAGAGCATTTAGATCTCTTGAATGTCCCAAGAATTTTTCTTTACAAATCATAGATAATGACCATTTTATAACAGTAAAAGCAAAAGAAAAAGACTTTATGTCTTTAGAAACAGTAGAACTTAAAAGACAGGCAATAGAATATATGATCCGTGTCAAGAAAGCATTAGAAGACAATGGTGCAATTGTATTATTGGTAAGAGAAGGAGGCAAAGAACTATGATTCAGTCAATACTTCTTGTTATTCTTTCTGTATCAACAACAACACTTGCATTTCTTTTTTCAATTCAAAAAAAGAAAAATGTTCAGATTCTTGCCAACACTTTACAATTTTTAATATTGCAAGAGGCAGAGCAAGAAAAGAATAAGACAGATAAAGAGCAGTCAAACGAGGACTTTTTAAAATTTGTTTCAGATTCTAGAGACTGGGCATATCAATACATAGATGAGGTTCAGGCATCATTAAATAAATTTATTACTGATATTGAGCCTGAGATCCTGTACTTTGACACATATGGAGACCTTATGTCGGCAGAGCCAAACTATAACTCGATGAAGAAAATTTCTGGGGCATATAAAGAACTAAAGAAAATGCTACCAGAAGACTATGATAGAATAGAGTAATGATCGTCCTTAAAAACACGAAGAATCTAAACCTATTTATATGTGAAGAAGAGTCGTGTCAGGATGAAAGTACCCAGGTATGGGCAAGTGCTGAAAGCAGAGTTGCCGACCTGTGTGATTTACATTATAGTCAAGCAATAAAATCCTAGGAGGAATAAAATGAATCAACAAATCAAAAACGCACTAGCGTCATACGGAAGATCAGTTCTTGGAGCAGCAACAGCAATGTATGCCTCTGGAGTGACTGACCCTCAGACACTAGCGTACTCACTACTTGGAGCACTAATCCCCGTAGCATTGAGAGCAGCCAACCCTAATGATAAGGCGTTTGGAAAGATGCCTTCAGTTGAAGAGGTTGACGCAGCAGTTAAGTCTGCAAAGGTAGTAAAGAAGTCACCTGCGAAGAAGAAGCCAGCAGCAAAGAAGTAATAACTAGATTAGCAGGCTAGGGTAGTTGACTAGCCTGTTTTTCTATGCTATAATATTTATACCTGCCCATACGGGGGGTAAATTAACTTATTCGCTTGAAAGGGGAATAATATGGTAGAAACAATGCTGGGTCTTTTAGATGACCCATTCTTTAATCGATTCAGTCAAACAGTTAGAACAACACAAAATAACTATCCGCCTTACAATGTAATTAAGGTTGGAGAAGATCTATTAATCTTGGAGTTTGCTCTAGCGGGGTTTGACAAGAGCGAGGTATCAATTACGGTAGAAAATAATCAACTAAAGGTCACAGGCCAAAGATCAGAAGTTGAAGAGGACGAGTCTGTAACCTTCTTACACAAGGGAATTGCAGCAAGAAAGTTCTCAACAGTGTTTAACTTGCCAGAATATATGGAAGTTGAATCAGCCTTATTCTCGAATGGTATCTTAGAGTTAACACTAGAAAAACATGTACCTGAAGAGAAGAAGCCAAAGACTATTGAAATTCAGTAGTATAATATAAAACATTCCGCTATGAGACTTTAAAAGGTTTTACAACGGATACTCGATGAAAAGAGAGTCAGCAGGCTGAAACCCGTGGCTGATAGACCTGAGCAGTCGTCTATAAACTGCTCTCATTTTGTGTGTGTGCAAACAAGGTAATGTTATATCTTTCTCCGTTTACTATGTCCCTAACTCCATGAGAGTATTCTTCGCTGCCTGGGTGTATAACTAAGTCTCCAGTCTTTGGCTTATATTCAATGTTTAACTTAGGGTAGTATATCTCTCCTCCAATATAGTCATCATTTAGATATAAAACAAACCCATATCTTGTTGTTACATTTAATCTATATGGGTCATCATCATGATGTACTGGCATACCATCTCCATATGAACGGATAATGCTTCTTATTTGTGTTAGTTCTATTTCACCAGAATAAAGTTGAGGTAAAAGTTGTACTATTTTTGTATAGACTCCATTTACACACTCTGCACATTCTAAGTTCTTTTTATATTCTTGTGAATTAGGATCTAACCCAATAAGGCTGTCACGGTTTGGTAAAATAATTAACTTATCTTCAAAAAATTCTGAAGACAGTCCACCTGGATTTTCTTTTACATTTTCTTTTTTTTGATACCGACCTAATACTTTTAGTTCATTTTCTGAAAGAAAATTACTTATTATTATTATTTCATTATCGTATGGCCTGCTAAGATCCATACTATCTTGTCCACCATGAAAGACTATATCGATTAGTCTTAAAAACCTCTTTTACTCCATGCTCATACTCTTTATTCCCAGGATGCATAACCAAGGATCTTGCTTTTGGTTTAATTGCTATGTTTTTGTTTGGATAAAAAATTTCTCCACCTTCATAGTCATCGTTTATATAAACAACAAAACCATGAGTTATTATTTTTTCTAAAGGATTGTACTGTGGGTGTTCTGGGTCGATCTCATCTGTATGAACTCCAAGACCTTCGCCGATTCTTCTAGATACAGAGTTGATTGGCAAAAAGTCAAATGAATCTATACCATATTCTTTGCTAAATATTGACTTAGATCTGTCTTGAATGTCATCAAGAAACTTTCTGTAATACCAGTAATCTTCTTTTAGGTTGCCTGGCTCTATCCTTAACTGGTTGTTATACCATTCTGTAAGGCCAGACCCGTCATTTGATCCTTCCCAAAGGCTAGGGTCTTTTGAAGAAAGTTCATTAATAATACCCACCTCTTCTGGGGTTATAAAGTCTTCTACTACTACTATTTCGTTGTTATATGGTCTAATTATGTGCATATACCCATTATACACTAGTACATGTTGTGCTATAATAATAATATGTTAAAAGAAGGCGATTTTGCAATGACCTCCCACGGTGGAGAAGGAGATACCCATATAGGACAAGTAGTTCATGTCATGTATGAAGGTGCTCTTGGTAATCCAGAAACAGAATATTATATGGAAGCAAGTGCAGAAAATCCTGCGGTAATGATTCAATTATTTGAACAAGAAGAAAGCGGATTCTGGGAAGCAACAAGACTATACACTGCGTGTGCAATGTCTATGTATGTTCAGATCCCACCATTAATGGTTGAGCCTGAAGATTCAGAAGTTGCAATGGCCATGTATGATGCATCAATTGGCAAGGTTTCTCCTTGCTGGGACGGATATGTTCAGAGAGGCATGAAAGAACAAGATGGTAAGATGGTTCCAAACTGCGTTCCAGTTGCTAAGTCAGATAGTTGGATCGATTCTCCATTTAAGTTGGCAAAGTAATGCCAAAGAAAAAAGCAGCAGCATTTAATCCTATTCAGATTAAAGATGGATGGATTGTTAGACTATACAGAGATGGAAGAATCAAGTCTAAGATTGCTCCATATGAACCAAAACATCCAAAGAAAACAGACTAATTGTTTTTTTGATGTGTCCACTTATTTTCTAAAACTTCATCAGTGCTAAGAGAATTTTTTTGTCCCCAAATTCCAGAAAATTCACGGTCTTCTGGTTTGAATCCACCAGTAACTGCGTGTGCTAACTTAAATGCATCCATGAAAACAAGATCTCCCTGTTCCCATTGATGAAACATTCTTATATCTTCATTATTTTTTATTATATTGCCAAATTTTCTTGCAATATCTGAAAATGTCTTATAGTCTTGTTTGGTTGGTTTTTCACCATCAACTTCATGGAGGATGTTTACTTCATGCTTTTTATAGTCTCCACCAACATATTCTTCATCAAGAGGTCCATACTCTGACCAGTGCTCCTCTATTGGCATTCTAATTACTGGAACCCCAGTGATCCAATGGTCAACCACTGTTTTGTAGGGAGGAAAAACTTCGTCTAAACCAAAATTTTTTGCATTAAGGCTGCACTTTTTTAGAAAATCTTTTGAGTTATTATCTAGCATATTATATACAACAGATGTATCTATAAAATAGGTTTTTCCAGCCCCTGGAGGGGCCTGTAGGTGATACATATTCCATGTGCCAGCAACTATGGGGTTGTTATAATAGCAATGCTCTACATGCCACCCAAGCATTATATCGTCTTCTTTGGCAATATCTATTAGTATGTTGTGAGAGTGTGTTTCTTTATAGTAGTTCTCTTCATTTGTTGGCGTGTGCCATTTAAAGAAATCTCCGAGTTTATAGTGAAATAATTTTTGATCTTCAAGAGAAAGGTTTGCCCCTCTAAAAACAATAACAGAATCTTTTATAAACTTTTCTTTATAAAAATCTATGTTGTCAAAAACATTGTCAAACCCTGGATAATCTATTGGTGTTATTTTTATCATATTTTCCTCTCGAACACTCATATATATTATACCACCTAGAAGTACCCCTGGCAGGAATCGAACCTGCGACGCTTGGCTTAGAAGTCCAACGTTCTGTCCACTGAACTACAGAGGTATATTGGGTAGTTTTAGGTCGTACCCAGGACTTGTTGCTATGCTGAAAGAATTTTTGCTAATGCATTTATAGTTGCTGCAATTCTTCCGATATCACGCAACTGTTCAACTGTATAGCCTTCTTCTTTCAATGTTTCGTAGTGTGCTTTAACACAAAAATGACACTTACCAACAATAGATGATGCAAGAGAGTATGCCTCAAACTTTGCCTTTGTAGTTCCACCATGAGTTGCTATAGCATTCATTCTTAATTGGGCTGGCAATCCTTTTAGATTTTGATCATCAGCCATTTCAAGATATGGATACCATACATTGTTTTGTGCCATAATTGCACCAGCAGTTAGTGCTGCGTTCTTTTCAACTTCATCTGTTGCATTTGCAGTAATGAATGCAAGAAGTTTGCCGTTGCCAGTTGCAAATGCTGCTGCAATTGCCAAATATGTAGCATGCTCAGAATCAACGGTAGATCTATTGATTACTGCATCAAGATTTAGTTTAATATCTTTAGCATAATCAGGAAGACTTTCTTTTAATTGTTCTACCCACGACATTAAAGTGTTTCTCCGCCCAAAGGTCGGTTACATGCACAAAGTTCTCCAGTTTGCAGGGCATCAAGAACTCTAAGTGCTTCATTTGCATTACGACCTACATCAAGATTATTAACTGTTACATGCTGAATAATATTATCAGGATCAACAATAAATGTAGCACGGTAAGTTACTCCAGATGAATGATGAACGCCAAGGTCTCCAGCCAATTGATGGGCTGTATCCGCAAATGACCATGAGTTGGTCTTCTTAAGGTCTTCATGAGCATTGCGCCATGCAATTTTGCAGAATTCGTTGTCAACCGATCCTACCATTAAAACTGCATCACGATCATTAAAATCATTAACTAAGGCATCATATGCAACAATTTCTGTTGGGCATACAAACGTAAAGTCTTTAGGATAAAAAGCAATAATCTTCCACTTTCCAGGGAAAGAGTCTTGATTTAATACTTCAAAAGAACTATCTTCATAGGTTAGTGCTCCTGGTTTTACTCCAGTAACAGCAAAATTGCCTAATTTATCTCCAACTGTTTTCATTTTTCTTCTTTCTGTTAGTAGGGTAGGTTGGATTTGCACCAACTTTCTTATCTTACCCTAGGGGTTTACCCTTGCTGGTGTGGCAGGTATCGATCCTGCGACATCCGAATTAACAGTTCGGCACTCTACCATCTGAGTTACACACCAATATATTTAACTATATCGTACATCTGGAAGGACTTGAACCTTCGGCTCTCCGCATATAAGGCGGGTACTCTAACCAACTGAGTTACAGATGTGTAGTACACCAGGTAGGACTTGAACCTACGATAACCGAATTATGAGTTCGGGGCCTTAACCAACTTGGCTACTGGTGCTAGTTCCTTTATACAATTATATACCAGCAGGGGTTACTTGTCAAGAATAGAGTTCATTGGCTATAGAAAACCCTAAATAACTTTCTATTTTTTCTATACCAGTCTTATTTATGTATATATCTTCATAGGTTGTTTGAAATATATCATATGAAAGTATTAGGTTCCTATGTTTTTTAGAGTCTTCTAGTTTAATTAAGTACTCATCGGTTTCAAAAATACTTTCATCAAGATTGTGCTTTTTATAACTAGATACCCAGTCATCTGTTATCTCAGCAACAAGTTTACTCTTTGCATTTTCAAAAGAGTCTGATCTTGTTAAGCCAATAACTTTATCAAAATACTTAGTTAACTCTCTGTAGTCTAAGAACTGATCACAAAACATAAAGTTACTATCTACAATTTTGACAAGAAGTTCAGAACTATTCATTATTTGTAATGCTTGATCATTATGTTGGCCAGAATACATAGGCTTAAATGGCTCATACAGCATTGGCATTTTTGTTTTAGTCTTGATAGCCTTTGTTAGGGATGTTGACCCAGACCTTGATTGAGCCAATATTAAAATTTTCAATTATTCTCCAAATCTTCAGAATCTTTTTTAGGATCTAAACTTATCTCTTTTTCTTTTTTAATTTTGTGTGTGTTATCACAGTATGGATATGCTTTAGATCTACCGCATGTACACTGTCTCATTTTTGTCCTAAATCATTGTCTATAGTTCTGGTCTTTTTTTCCATCTTGTCCCAGTACCCTCCAGGATTGCCTGTATATACTTGGCCAGTTTCTCTATCTACTAGCAACCATTTTTCAGGGCATAGAGTTCTAACCGTAAGTATTACATCTTGCTCAGTCTCATCAAAAGAATGATGATTTCTCATTTACCTATTCCTCAATTACTTCAAAATCAAAAGGAAAGTCTTCTTGGTTTGTAAAATTAGACTTGTAGTCAGGGTTGATTGCCAACCTGTCCATTACGGCATGCTGCTCAATTTGATTAACATAGTGCAAATAGGTTATGGAGCACTTGTTGCAGGCTACTTCTCCGTCATCTTTTATATCAAAAATGTGCTTATTTACTTGACAAACTCTCATATTCCAATTATATCATAGTCATTAAAACTGGTAGTATAATACATATATATGCATAATGCATAAACTAGGGGGAAATATGTCAATTTACGACGTTAAGATCAAAGCAGCAGATGGAAGCACTGACGACCTGCTATCACAATATAAGGGCAAGGTAACTCTTATTGCTAATGTTACTGGAGATTGTGGCAATGCGCCTCAATATGCTGTTTTGGAGACCCTATATCAAAAGTACAAGGACCAAGGCTTTGAGGTTGTTGCAGTTCCAACTAATGACTACTGCGGTGCCAACTTGACCTACGGAGACCATGTAGAGGGCACATCTTGTGCAACAGACAACGAAGAGTTTGGCAAAAGAGTGTGGGGAGTTACATACAACTTCACAGAACTGGTTCCATCAAAGCCACAAAAGGAAGATGTTATTCCAGGGCTACCATCTAAGTATGGCAAAGCAGAGCCACACCCACTATTTACATCAATATTAGGTGAGCACGAGTTTATGGGTGGAAACTTTGAAAAATATTTAATTGATAGAGAAGGAAACTTTATTGTGCATTTTAAGAATGGCGCAACATTGAATCATAACTATATCAATCAAAATGTTGATCCTGAGACAGACGGAAGACCAATCGAAAGACTAAAGACTGGTGCTCGTCGTGCAGATGTTGAGTTTAAAGAGTTAATGGAAGCAATTGAAAGTGCTTTGGTGGCATAATTCCTATTTAAAACAGAATCTATGATACAATAACTATATGATAAACGAAACCCCAGGAGTCCAGCAGTTAGCAGAAAAACTTTGGTATGTGCCAAACTTCCTTACTCAAGAAGAGGTTGATAAGTTTAATAAAATACTTGAACATAAGACAAACGAATCTCTTGCTCACCCTTTCGATGCTGCAGATCATGGAATTATAAACGAAGTTCCCGAATTATTTGCTATATGGGAAAAGTTATCAGATGTTTTACATCCAACACATGTTATGCATCCACAGTTACAGATTCTTCATTTTAAAGAAGGTGGAAGTATGGAGCCTCACTGGGATAGTCCAGGAGAAGGCAACCATGATGATCTAACATTACCAGACAGATGGTCTACATGTTGTGTACTTGATTACGGAGTTTGTGTATATTTTGGAGACTATACTGGTGGAGAAGTTTACTATCCAAAACTTGAAATTGAGATAGCAGTCGAGCCAGGAGATCTTGTTATTCACGGAGCATTGCAAGACTATGAGCATGGAGTTAACGTTGTAACATCTGGAACAAGATATACATACTCCAATTTTGCATTAAAGGCAGAAAAAAATCCAGGAACATTTCCAAATTACAAGACTGAAGAGTATAACGCTTGTACGAGAACTCCAGAAGATAGAAAAAACATCTGGTCAGTTCCCAAGTTTAATGATCCAGTAACATCTGGTTACCCAGAAGCAGTTGACCCGTACCTATAAACTACTGTTCAACTCTGTATGTCATAACAAAGTAGCATATAACATATCCAAGTATTACTGCTGGAATTAAAAAAAATGCACTAATCATTCTTCACCTCTCCTTCAACTGGAAAATTCTTTGTATACAGAATGTTACCATATTCATCTACCACATGCTTTGGTAAAAATGAAATGTCTGTTGCTGATTTATAAAAATCTTTACCTTCGGCATTTCCAAGCGTTGATGACAACTCTCTTATTCTTCCTTTGTTCATATGTTCTTTGCAAACAACTACGCTCTTAAAGTCTAAATGAACACTGTTAATATCATCAATAAAGATCCAGTTTGTTCCGCTGTCTTTGCAATAGTAGCATTCAACAGTCTTTAATTCGTTAAGAACAACTTCCCACTCAGTTTGTTCTTCATCTAGAAATTGTATTTGTTCGTTTAAATCGTAAGAAGAATCATTTTTATTATTTTTAAACAAATGGTTGTCAGGCATTTTTTCTGTTTTAATAGAGTAGGTATAGTCAAACATTCCAAGACCATCGTTTGGAATTGCTGGTGCACACAGGTGGTCTATTATTAAGTCAATATCTTCAAGTTTGTCATCTAATACTAAATCAAAATCAATTGTTGCAGGGTATGTGTCAGTAAATATTCTAATAACAAGGTAGCCGTTGGTCAGTATGCAGAAGCCAACAAAGCCAGTTCTTTCATTTTCGTTAATCAAGGAAACTTGAGGAAGAAAAACAGAATTTCCAAGATAGTTTTTATGAACTATATTTTTACCATAGTCGCAAAAATGTTTATCGTCATACTCTGTAAGACCTTTTATGATATTAAAAAGAAATTTTTTATCTGCAACTGGGTTAATGCTAAACCCATTAATGTTAAGCCTTGTAACCAACCTACTTTTGTGAGACATCAATTGATCCTATAAATTCTGAAAGAATCTTTTCTCTTATCCTGTTCTCACGCCTTTGGTGCTTAGATAGTTTAATCTTTTCTTTTGATCTTTTTGCTTTCTTCTTAGCCCTCTTTGCCTTAATTTGAGAAGACTTATCATTAACCTTTTTCACTTCTGATTCCTTGCAACTTTTGCAGCCAACATCTGCATACCCAAAGCATTTGTTACAGACTCTTCTATTTCTATCTGCTCAATTTCTTTTGCAATTTGCTCTCTGACTGCCTTAACTATCTTATGCGTTCCGTCACAGTTTCCTCCAGCATCGCTTGAAAATCTGCATACACACTTTCCCATTATTTAACTCCATCCCATGTTCCTATTTTTGTTGTAGGAATCTTGTTCTCTTCCCACAGTCTTATAACATTTGGATTATCATCCACGGCATGAACAACA